CTCTCCGTTCATCTGGCGTAGCTTTTGAACCGCCTCTACAGCTTCGCTCAGAGGGACGCGCTCAGGCTCCTTGCCCTCTTCCGCCGCCGGCAGCTCAATAAATCCATCGTCGCTCGCGTTGGCTTCCTTTGCCTCTTCGCTCTCTGCGACTTCGGGCTCTGGGGCCTCTTCGCCCAAAGCATCGCGCTTATCCAACCGCTCGGACGCCTCAAGAGCATCGAGGTCCTGATAATCGTCCATCTCGGTCGGATCGCGGTCCACGCGGTTCTGGCGCGTGTCTTTTGCCGGTTCTTGCGTCTTGCCCAACTGGCTGGGCATCTTCGCCATGATGGCCTGGACGGCCGTATCAAGGCTGGCGTCTTCGCCAACATGTTCGGTTTGCATGCTTGTCCTACGCTATCGGGCGCGTAATGCGCCCTTCGAGGGTGTCGATCTCCTTTTGGAGACTTTCCACCGTCTGACCTTCGTGTTCGATCGCTCGTCTCACATGCCGCGCGGCTTCAATGCCAACTTGCAGTCTGTAACGAACCTCGTCGTCAGTCGGTCCACATCCAAGCAAGCGCTCAAGAAGCTCTCGCTCGAAACCTGTCCATGCCTCTGCCCATACGGGCGTGGTCGCCATGTGGCGCGCATCCGCAGCGCGCTCTAGCCGCTCGCTGAGATGAGCGAGCCGGTCTGGCTTATTCACTCAGGCTCCCGCCTGATCTGTTCTTCGAAAGCGCCGCCTCTTTGCCAATGCGCTCCTGGCTGGCGATGCGCTCGCTCTCAAGGCTCGCCTCCATCGCCATGCGTTCACGCTCAAGCTCAAGCTCGGCCTGCGCCTTCTCACGCGCCAGCATGATCTCGGCATCGGCCTTTTCACGCGCCAACTGAATCTCAGCCGCTGCCTTGTCGCGAGCAAGCTGTAGGTCGAGCGCTGCCTTCTCGCGCTGGGCTTCGAGCGTGGCCGCGTCCTTCTGGCCCTGAAGCTGCATGTTGGCCGTGGCTTCCTGCGTCTTAAGCTGAAGCTCGGCCGCTTTGGTCTGCGCCGTGATCTGCTGCTCAGCCTGCGCCATCTGCATGTCGGCCTCGACCTTAGCCATCGCCGGATCAGGCTGCGGCTCGGGCGCCCAAGGCTTCATCTTCGGCTGGCCCGTCTCTGGATCGACCACGGGCTGGCCATCTGGCCCCATCTCGGGCTGATCCGGAACTTCAGTGAAGTACGGCGTCGCGTCCTTGACGCCAGCAATGCGGCACAGGTCTTCCTGCCATGCGTAGCGGTTCTTGGGCGTGACGATCGGGTTGCCGGGGCCTAGCACCTCGATCACCTTTTCCTGCTCAGCGCCAATCAGCATGTGCGTGGCCAGCGTGTGCTCGCGGTTCATGCCGCCCGCTTGGATGCTGACCTTCAAGTCGCTGTTCCATGTGCGTGGGTCGAACTGAGCCCACTTGCCGCCGACCTTGGCCTGGCGCTCTGCGTTCTGATGCCGGCAGACCAAGCGATAAAGCTTGGAGAAGCCATTGCCCAAGCCAATCGCCATGTTGCGCGCGACCATCTCTTTGCGCGCGTCAGCGTTGATCTGGAGCAGATTGAGCGCCTTGCCTGAGTGGTCAGAGCTCAAACGATCAGCATCGAGGCCACGCGTCTGACGGCTTGCGCCTGTGCGGTCCTCTATGCGGTTCTTGATGACCTCCAGCGCTTCCCAGGCGTTCTGCGCCGTGGGTAAGCCGCCAGTGAGCGGTAGAATCGACCCCGCAGGGTCGCCGTCCACAGCCACCTTGGCGCCGCTGTACGTGGCAAGGAGGCTGTCCACGTCCACGGTGTTCTTGTTGTACGCCTCGCGGTTCACGACGCTCTGATAAAGCGCATCCAAGCCCGCCCGCGTGATCACCGTGCTCTGCCGCTGCAAGTCCGCCAGCAGCTCGTAATAGCCGATGCCCATGAACCGGTGCGGCAGGCGGATCGGCGTCCACGTCCAGAACGGGTTCTCCTCGACCTCTTCCTCTTCGAGGATGGTGTCGCCAATGCGATAGGCCCGGATCAGCTCAGGATAGCCGTCGCCGTTCAAGTCAGCGCGGATGTACTCTTCAAGCACCTCAAGCTCTGTGCTCGCATCATCGCCCTGGGCCTTGGAGCGCCAAACGTCGTTGCGGTCGTCTTGGAAGCGCGTCTGGCGTACGTCCTCAGAGCGCCGCACAGCCCCGGTCATGCCAGCTTGCGCGCCCTTGAAGCCCCAAATCTCCTCTTCCTTGTCCGGCCACTCACGCGCAGCCTCGCCGCGCAGCATGCGGATGACACGGCCCACATAGCGGGCGCTGTCTATGTCGATCGCTCGGCCATTGAGGCGCATATCTTCCGGGGCGATGGAGACGATCTCAGCCCGTGCCGGCGACTTGATGCGGCGCACCACCAGCGTGATGCCGCCGACCTCGCTGTGCTCATTGTCGAAGTCCTGGCCGATGATCTCGACCTGCGGGTCCTGCATCAGCATCTGGACTTGGGCGATGTCCAAGCCGGTCAGCGTCTGCGGGGCTTGGTATTCCTGATCGCGCCAATAGTTCGCCAGATAGCCGCGGCGATGAAGTAGGCCATCAAAGCCGAAGTCGTCCAGCAACTCGAAGCCCGGATTGTCCGTGAAGAACATCCAGGTCAGGTAGTCGGCCGCGTCCTTGGCATAGCGTGCATCCTCGGGCGTGGATTCCTGAACGCTGATGATCTGCCCGCCCGAGGCGAACACGCGCATGAGGTCAGGCCGCGTCCACTCAATGCCTTCCAGCACCTCGCGGGTCGTGACCTGGCTGCGGCCCTCTTCCTCGTCGCCGTAGAGCTTGCCGAAATAGCGGTCCAGCGAGTCAATCTGCTGCTGGACGATCTCGCTCTGCGCATAGCCTAGCGCGTCTTCCTCGTAGCTCTTCAGCAGACGGCTAAGCTTATCCTCGCGGCGCTCCTTCTCCTCTTCTGGGGAGAGGTTTTCCGGCGATGTGCCGGCGTCCCAGGCTAGGCTCACGCCATTGTCCCGAATCGCGGACGCACTTCACGCGTGATCGTGAGCGCGGGCTCTTTGTAGTCGATCGCCATCAGGCCGAAAGCGTCCGCATAGTGCGATGACCAGTCGTGGTCAGGGCCGAGTCCAACATTTCGATCTTCGTCTCTCTTTTCATGATACCAGCCCAGCGCTTTGCGGAGCCCTTGTGTCTTGTCGATGCCGTCAGCACCCTTGGCGCTGTTGAACACCATGCGTGGAAACAGCCGCTTGGCCGTGCTGATGCGCTGCATCACGATCCCTGGCGGGCTGTGCAGCTTCTTTGTCTCGTAGCCCGCCGCCTTAAGCTGGGCTTCGAAGTCGATCCCTGTCGGGTTGTCCGCGTGCGTTTGCGCCGCATCGTGCGGAACGACCATGTAGGGCTTACGAGCCCCGTCCCAGCCACGCACACGAAGCTCATTGAGGTAGTAGCCAAGCACTTGGCCCTGGCCCTCTATGCCCTCCAGGATGCGTATCTCACGCCCTACCCACTGATTGATCACCAGCGTCATGGCGTCGGCCTTCTTGCCGGGCCCACCGATGTCCCAGTGGCAGTTGATGCGTAGGTTCGGGTCTAGGAACGTCGCCGTGATGCGGCCGTCCCTCTCTGCGTCCACTAGCCCGCTGGCGTAGTAAGCGCCTTTCAGGATCGTCACATAGCCGCCGTCCCAAACATGGGGTGCGGCCTCAGGATCGTTCTTCAGGTCGTCTAGGCGCTCGTCTTCAAGCTCTCTCGGGAACCACGGATTGTCCCGCCAGTTGGCCTGCACGCACACCACGCGCCCCGGATCGTGCTCATCCTTGCGGAAGAACTTGTCCACTGGGTCGGTCTCAAAGCGCGGGTTCCAGCTTGCCCATATCTCAGAGCCAGGCGCCCGGATCGTCGGGCGAAGCATGCGCCAGCTTGTCTCGCTGAGCGTCTGCGCCTCTTCCACCCAGCAACGGTCAATGCCTTCAAGCGACTTGATCGTCTCGGCCGTGTGGTCCTGCATGCCCTGGAAGAGGATGCTACCGCCGCCCGGCGTGTTGATCTGGGCCTTCTGAACATCGAACAGCGAGCTGAGGCCCAGCGCTATGATCTTATCCTCAATCAGCTTCTTGGCTGACTCGGCCAAGCTCTTCTGGACTTCACGAACGCACACCGCCCGCAAGCCTGGGAAGCGCAAGCACTCCTCGACCAGCATCTCTGCGAAGAAGTGCGATTTGCCCGAGCCACGCCCGCCGTGGGCGCCCTTGTAGCGAGCCGGTGCTAGGAGCGGTTCGAAGACCGCGGCCGTCTCAATCTTTAGCGTGGCGGATGATGCGCTCAATGCCTGCCAACTCGATTGGCCCGCCCTCTGGCCCGCTCACCTCTTGCGGCAGCATGCGGCCCCAGAGCTTGTAGAACTCGGTCGGGTTTTCGCTCGCCCAGTTCAGCAACGCCTTGTTGCCACCCCTGTCGTGATAGACAGCTTGCAGGGCTTCCTTGACCGTGGCGGTAGTCTTGTTCACCGCCCCTTTCGGCCTGCCCTTGCCGCGATTTCCGCTCATTCCCGTATTTTCCCGTAAATGCCCGTATTTTAGGGCCGTCTCGTAACGTCTTGCCCAGGGTTCGTGTAGCCCTCATTACGCTCTGGCTCACCTTGGCTGCTGATGATAGCGCCGGTCATGGCTTGCTCACGGAACGAGCGCGTTGCGGTGTCCCATATGATGCCCTGCATGGCGAAGATTGCGCCGCACGCTAGGACCATGCCGGCAGGCACGCCTAGGGCGAAACCTAGCCAGCGTTGATGCCGCCCATGCTTCTGCTCTTCGGAGCTCGTCGGGCGCGCGTCTCGCTCAGCGCGTAGCTGGGCGATCTGGCTGGCTTCCTCGACGCGCTGGACGCCTAGGGCCTGCATAATCTCAGCGCGCTCTAGGGTACGCCCCTGCTTGATGGCTGCTGCCCTGATGCCATCTTCCCGCGCTTTGAGCGTCGCTTGGGCTTTGAGGCGGGCGGCTTCTGGGGTTTGGGCTAGCTCACCCATTAGACGAGCCCCCACGCGCGCAG